GCTGAAGTATTATGACGGTACCGAGTGGTTGATTCTGCTCACCTCGGTCTCGTCCACCACCACCGCTCTCAACGTCAGCACCGCCTCTGACGGTGCTGTCAGTCTTAGCATCGACAACGCCACGACCTCTGTTGATGGACTCATGTCGGCCACCGACAAAACGAAGTTGGACAACGCCACTGCTGCTGCTACGGCTTCTCGTCTGGTCATTCGCGACGCCAGCGGTGACTTTGCCGCCAACGACATCACGGCCAACAAGGTCACCGGCCTCGCCGCCCCCACTGATGCTAGCGACGCCGCTAACAAGGGGTATGTTGACGCAGCCCGCTCAGGTCTGGATGTTAAGGCTTCAGTCCGCGTTGCAACTACTGGCGATATCTCGCTGACTAACACGACTACGTCAGTAGATAACGTCACTCTTGCTGACGGGGACCGCATCCTCGTCAAAGACCAAAACACTGCTTCTGAGAACGGTATTTACGTCGTTAGCACCAGCGGTAACTGGACCCGTTCTACCGATGCTGATTCTGACGCTGAGGTTACTCCCGGTCTCTTTACCTTTGTTGAAGAAGGTGACGCCAACGCTGACAGCGGATGGGTGCTGACTAACAACGGTACAGTCACGCTAGGTACGACTGGTCTTACGTTTGCTAAGTTCTCCGGCGCTGGTCAAATTGAGGCCGGTGAAGGTCTCTCTAAGAGTGGCACTCAGGCCAACACTCTGGATGTCAATGTCGATGACAGCACCCTTGAGATCAGCGCAGACAACCTTCAGGTCAAGGCTGCTGGCGTTACTGAAACGCACCTCAACGCTTCTGTTGCTGGAGACGGTCTTACTGGTGGGGCAGGCACCCCCCTCGCGGTTGGTGGTACATCCAACCGTATTAGCATTACCGCAGACGCTGTAGATATCGACGCTAACTATGTCGGACAGTCCAGCATTACTACAGTCGGCACCGTTTCCACGGGTACTTGGGAAGCGACAGACGTTGCCGTGGCTCACGGTGGTACCGGTGCCAGCACCGCTGCTGATGCTCGTGACAACCTCGCTGAGACGACTAGCGGTTACGCTAACACTACGCTGGCACGAGTTGCTGCCGTCGACGTGGGCGACTCCAGTAACACTTCGTTCGCTGTGAACCACTACTTCGGTACGCAGGATGTGATCGTTCAGGTGTTTGACAACACGACGTATGACACGGTGATCGCTGATGTGGTCCGTACAAACACCAACACTGTCACGGTGTCGTTTGCTACGGCCCCCAACACCAGCGCTTACCGAGTCGTAGTCACAGGCTGATAATAGGGGTTGCGGCCCCACGGAAAGGACTGAGTCGTGGCTCAGAAGTTTACTACAGGCATTACAGTACGGGATCTCGCATCGGCAGCATCCGATGCCGTAGCCGTATCTGTTGCTGGAGATACCAATGACCGCATCAAGTTTGAGGCGGGGGGCAAGGTCGTCTGGGGCAGTGGTGCTGCTGCTGGCGATGTCAATCTTTACCGTGACGCTGCTGATCGCCTTAAGACTGACGATGCCCTTCAGGCCGATGGTGGCATTATCACGGTTACGACGGCTGGTACGCCGACGCTGAGTCTTCCTGATGGTGCCCTCGCCATCGATACCACTAACAACCTTCTCTATATCCGCACCAACAGCACGTGGGAGATCGCTTCTGGCGGTGGTGGTGCAAGTGTTACCACCTCTGACGGTGCCCCCGCCGACCCAGAGTCTGGTGACCTCTGGTACGAAACCGACACCGGTTCGATGTTCGTTTACTACGACGACGGTGACTCTCAACAGTGGGTTGAGGTAGGTACCGCTGGCGTGATCGCCATGACCACGAGCGACACCGCCCCCAGCACCCCCTCCGGTGGTGATTTGTGGTTTGATACCTCTACAGCAAAGACGTATGTCTACTACGCAGAGGACACCAGCAGCCAGTGGGTGGAAATTGGTGCTGCTAGCGCCGCCTCGCACGGTGAGGACGGTTATATCCAGTTTGCTACTGGGGGTACGTTCAACAGCGACTCCGCTCTGGTCTGGGACGACACGAACAGTCGGCTCGGTATCGGCACAACGACACCTAGCCAGACCCTTGATGTCCGCTCAGCGAATGACAATACGTCTGTGTTCCAGCACACAACTAATGGGTCGGACGCAAGAATTGAATTGAGGGCACCTGAGGCTGGGGGAACAAGCCGTGCAGGTCAAGTCTTTTTTGATCCTGACGCTAACTTTGTTGGGTTTCGCAATGGGAACATTAACGCTATGGGTGTTGATTCATCTGGCAATGTTGGTATCGGTACAACGTCACCTGAGTCCTTTCTTCATTTAGCACCGGGGACTAACGTCACACCGAACGCAGAAGGTGTCGGCCATTTGATGATTGACGGTGCTGGCTACACAGGCTTCGCTTCACTTGACGGCACAGCAATGTGGGTGGGGCATAACTCTGGTAGTCGAAATCTTTATCTTGCTACTAATGAAACTGCACAGGTCACAGTCACTGGCGGTGGTAATGTCGGTATCGGTAACACTGGCCCCACCGAAAAACTTCAAGTAGCAGGAAATATACGCATTGACGGTGATCTAACAATCGAAGGCTACTCCAACGCAAGTCAGCCGAGTGGGAACATCCTTTCGTATGCCTCTAGTTCAGTTGCGGCATGGTCATCAGGTTGCACAAGTGATGGCACAAGAAACCACATGAGGTTCTCTTCACCAAGTTACCCTGCTATCGGTGCTATCTACACTTCTTCTGGTAACACCTACTACGCCAACTACTCGGACTACCGACTAAAGGACAATGTTGCCCCACTAGCGAACGCTGGCGACATTGTGACTAGCCTGAACCCAGTCTCGTACACGATGCGATATAGCCCCGAAGTTACCCATCTAGGGTTTCTTGCACACGAATTACAAGAACACATCCCTTCTGCGGTCGGCGGACAAAAAGATGAGGTTGATGAAGAAGGCAACCCTGTCTATCAGAATGTTGACCTGTCAAAGGTTGTGCCTGTGCTAACTGCCGCTTTACAAGAAGCATTGAGCACCATCACAGATTTGACTGCCCGCATAGAAGCGTTGGAGGCTAACTAATGCCTATTAACTTTCCTAATAGCCCCTCCCTCAATGAGTCTTACACCCTTGACGGTAAAACATGGGTGTGGAATGGAACTGTATGGAAGCGTGTCTCCGCTGAGGTACCGACCGCCCTCCCCTCGCTGACAGTTACAGGCGACTTCACCGTACAGGGGGCCAGCACAACTATCTCCACCACCCAACTGACGGTTGAGGACAACATCATTACCCTCAACGCTGAGCAGACGGGGACGCCCTCGCTTGACGCAGGTATTGAGGTTGAGCGTGGCGATGCTGACAATGCCACTATCCGGTGGAACGAGACTGATGACCGCTGGGAGTTCAGCGGTGACAGCAGCACATATTACCCCATTGCCTATCAGCCCTCCGGCTCAGTCAGCCTCTACGCTGGGGCAACGGCCCCCACAGGCTGGTTACTGTGTGATGGATCAGCAGTCAGCCGTACAACGTACGCAGAACTGTACGCAGTGGTGGGCGACCAGTATGGTTCGGGTGACGGCAGTACAACCTTCAACGTCCCCAACCTCAAAGGTAAGGTCCCCGTTGGCCTAGACACAGGTGATGGCGACTTCGCCACCCTCGCACAGACCGGTGGTGCTAAGACTCACACTCTGACCGAGTCAGAGATCCCCAGTCACAACCACAACGCCTCCACGAACGCTCAAAGCACTTCTAACTCAGGTAACTCCAATACTTACACGAGTGCCGGGTTGGATAACACCAACAACGCAGCCAAGAACAGCACTGGTAATCAAAGTGCGAACCACACCCATAACGGTACGTCCGGTAACAACAGTGCAAACCATACGCACGGTTCGTTCAACACGAACTCTCACAACATCAACTACAACCACTCGCATAACAACAACACGCAGAGTGCTAACCACAGTCATGGAACAAACGCTGTGAACTTGGACTGGAATCACTCTCACGGCATTTCTGACGGTAACGCCTCGTTTGCCCAACGAGAAGACGTGTATATCAACTCGGCAGGAAGTTTCCGTGTTCAGTCAGGTTCTTACAACATCCAGTTGTGGTATACAGGTAACACGAACAGCGCCAATCTGAACTACAACCACTCTCATGGTAATACTGGTGGTATTAGTGCCAACCACAGTCACAACACCAGCGGCGTCAATTTGGACAACATTCACTCTCACAGTGGCAACACCGGTAACCAGAGCGCTAACCACACTCACAACACGACGACCGGCAATAATAGTGCCAACCACACGCACGATCTGACTCACAAGCACAACATGGCTCACACTCACGGCATCAGCCATAATCACACGGTAACATTGGGTAATACAGGTTCAGGTGGGGCGCACACCATCGTTCAGCCCTACATCGTTCTCAACTACATCATCAAGGCGTAATCATGGCATTTGAAGACATCAAACCGTACGTAGATACCTTTCTCACTAAGTTAGATATGGATGTCGTTAATGGTGTTCATCCCGACTATGACAATCCGCCATGGGATGCTGAGGAAAAGACCAGATTTGTTCGGGGTTTCCGCAACTCATGGCTAGCGTCTACAGACTGGACTGTCGGAAACGACAGTCCTCTTTCTGACGAGGATAAGCAGGCGTGGATTACTTATCGACAAGAACTTCGTGACATGCTCGATGTAGACGACATTGAGAATGTAGTTATTCCTACGCCCCCCGATATCTACATCATTCATCCAGAGTACTTGGAACCTGAATAATGGCTATTGACTTCCCTGATTCCCCCTCCGTAGGGCAGACGGTTGTTCTAGGAGACAAGACGTGGACATGGAACGGTACTGTCTGGAACCTTGTTACGTCTTCTGGTTCTGACCACGGAACACTGGGGGGCTTAGAGGACGACGACCACACCCAATACCTCTTGGCAGATGGCAGTAGGTCGTTGTCTGGCTCACTGCTCCCCGATACAGACGTAACCTACGACTTAGGTTCGGCAACGTATAGGTTCCGTGACCTGTACCTTTCTGGTAACAGTATCGATCTCGGTGGCATGGTCATTTCTTATGACGGTAGTAATGTCAGCATGGTGCCAGACGGCGGCTCGGCTCAGGTGTTTGCTACTGAAACATATGTGGATACTGCGGTTTCTAACCTTGTGGATACCGCCCCAGAAACATTGGATACCCTGAATGAACTCGCAGCAGCACTGGGAGATGACGCCAACTTTGCTACGACTATCACCAGTAGCATTGCGACAAAGCAAGATGCGTCAACTGCTTTAACTACCTCCACTACATTCGGCGGTGATGTTTCAGGTACATATAATGCAATCGTTGTAGCCGACGATAGCCATAGTCATTCAACGTATTTGCCGTTGTCTGGCGGCACCATGAGCGGGAACATCAACATTGCCTCTGGTAATTCCACCAATTCTTTTGCTGGAGGATCTAACTATTGGCGACCACAGGACGCTTACGGCAACTCCTACTTCGACATCAACAGCGGGCAGTTCTACGTCGACA